GACGTACTCGTCCGTGATCGCGTCGTGCACGCTCACGCGCAAACGCTCGCGCTGGTTGTCGTCGAACTTACGACGGCGCGCGACGCTCGCGCGCACCTCAGCCAGCTCCACGCGCGCGAGCGAGATCCCGAGCGGCGTGTCGAGATCGAGCGCGAGCAAGTGCCGGCGCTCGTCCTCGATCTCATAGTTATCGTTCTCATAGATGCGGATGCGGTACGTCTCCAGTGCCATGATTCGCCCCTCACTGATTGATTGTCGCCAGATTCTAGCACGAAAAGGGGGCGCACCCCGGAGGATGCGCCCCGCCTCATCGATCCCTACTCAGCCCCAGAGCGCGCGCTTGACCTTCGCCCCGCGCGAGTTGTCTCGCGCGGTCATCGGGATGTGGCGCTCCTGGCTCTTCTTCTGATCCTTGGTGAGCTTGCCGTGCCCGTACTCGCCGTCGTACGCCGTGTCGCCGCGCGCCGTGGCGCGCGCCAGGATTGCAGCGGCTTTCGCCGCTGCTTCGCGTTCGCTGGCCCGGCTCATCAGTCGCGCCCCACGTTCTTCTCGACCCACTTGTTCCCGTTGCGGATCGCGCGGTTCTCGTGCCGGTTGGCGATCCGGTCGGCCTGCTTGTCGCCGGCGCCCGACTTCTTCAGGTTCTCGCGAACCTTGTCGGCGGCGTCTTTGGCGTTCTTCTCCACTTCGAACATTCAGCCCCTCGATTCCTTGCGGTTGACGCCCCGGATGTCGGGGTCGCGCGAGACCGCCTCGTCCTTGTCGTTCTGGTCGCGCTTGGCCTGGCTCTTGACGTGGTGCCCGCTGTCGCGGTTCCGTCCGCCCCTGCCGGGGTCGTCCCTCTTGTCTGCCATGCACCTAATCTAGCGCACACGAATCAAGATCGCAACAATCAGGGGTTGAAGAATCTCACGCGCATACGCGGGGCGAGATCCTGATCGGCGACGCAATACCTCAAGCTGTCGGCCCCATGATCATCCAGCTTCAGCGGGCGATCCTTGTCGATCTTCCCGTCAGCCGCCGGCTCCCACACGTAGCCTTCGATCTCGTCCGCCGTGCGGACCGGCTTCCCGCGCTCGCGCAGCGACTCGTCTGCCGACACCAGCGCGTCACGGCAGATGAACAGGCGCGGCAGGCCGTCAGGCTGCACCCGTAGGCGCGCCTGTACCGCCTGGATCCCCTCGCTCACGTTCTTGTTGGCCGCGCGCGTACCGATACCCATGTGCCGTTCGAACGTCGCCCGGTCCTCGGCGTCGTGGTCCACCACCACCTGTTGGGGGCGCGGGTACTTCCATCGCCCGTCCGGGGTGCACACCACGGCCTTGATCGCCTTGACGTGATCCTCTACCAGCGTCTGTGTCTGGTAGATCTCCTTCTCTAGGTACAGCCGGCCGTCCGGATCGATCGCCCATTGCTGCCACACGAACGGGTTCGTGTACCCGAAGTCGATGCCCCACATCCGCGGCCAGTCAAGCGGCAGGGTCTTGCGGTCGATCAGGTGGATGTCCGGGCGCCAGTCTTCGTAGATCATCCCCTCGGCCGCGGCCCACCGCCCCCACCGCAGCCGCTCTTTCCGGACGCCGGTCAGGTTGTCGAGGCGCGCGATGTAGCTCGCCCCGTACGGCGTGACCGCGGCGTCCTCGCCGAACAGGCGCGGGTTGTCCTCGTGTCGGCTGAACAGCATCTGCGTGCGCCCGTCGTCGCAGCGTTTCTTCAGCCAGTGCGACGGTTGCTGCGGGTTGCAGTCGGCCAGCAGCTGCTGAAAGCTGACTCGCCCGTTACGAAGCCGGGAGTTGATCTTCTCCCAGTCGTCGAGCGTGAAGTCCGTCGCCTCCTGGCAGAACGCCACGTCATACTCCGCGCTCATGATCTTGTCCGGGTTGTCCATACCTCCGACGACGATCACCGACCCGTTGGCGTAGATGTACTGTGCCGGCTTCTCGCCCGACCCGCCGTACCAGCGCAGCAGCCCTTGCGCGATCGCGTCGGCCGCGACCTGCTCCCGGAACGTCACCAGCCCCGTCGACGTCAGCGACTTGTGGGTCTTGCGCACCATGAGCGCGCGCATCCCGCGACTGTGATGCTCGTGCGCGCGCTCGCAATCCTCCGGGCACGCGCCGTTCGCCAGGCACATCAGGTGGATCTTGTACAGCGCGCCGAAGCTCTTGCCAGTGCCGGCCGCGCCCACCGTCAAGACCTCCGCCGCGCGCGAGTGCATCACCTCGCGCGCGGCCCCCCGCAGCACCAGCCGCTTCGTGACGACCTCCGTCACGTGAGCGCGTCCGGATCCACGCCGACAATCTCGTACCGCACGCTGCCGCTCGTCTTGACCTCGGTCGGCGCGTCGAGCCCCAGCATCTTGTTCTTGCTCAGGATCAGGCGGTGCGCCTCCTGCAGCGCCTTGACGCGCAGCGAGTAGTCACGCACCGTCTCGCCGGTGTCCGGATCGATCAGAACATCCCCGTGCTGACCGGCCGTCACCGGCGCACCCTCCCTACTCGCGAGCTTGAAAACCTCATCGCGCAGAAATTCGAGCTGATCGTGATTGATCTTCACCAGCTCCTCGCGCGACCGATCCGGCAGACTCCGGCGCGTCTCGGTGCAGATACGCGAGATGGACGAGACGTCCAGCCCATATTCCTCGGCCAGCATCACGAGAGTCGCACCTCGCATACGCTTCTCGTAAATCTCGACATCGCGCCACGAATTGCGTGACACTCGGCCTTCACTCGCCATTGCGGCCACCCTCCCGTTTCGCGTCGTACATGCGCGCGCCGGTCTGGCCGTAACGCGCGCCGTGCTTTCCGCTCAGGTTCAGCGGCCGGTCCCGACGGACGTACATCACCCCGTTGACCTGCACTTCAGGGTTGATGTACGCCACCTCGCGCACCGTTCCGCATTCCGGTCCGCCCACCAATTCGATTTTCATCGCACCCCTAGCATCCACGCCGACACTTCAGCCTGACTCATCCCGGCGCGCCCGTTCAGGATGTGCCCGCCTTTGCATTTCCACATCTGGCCGGAAGGGATCTCTCCCGGCGCGACGCCTTTCTCCAGTTTGCGCGCGCTGAACGGAGCATCAGGGTCACGTTCCCAGAGCATCACCAGCCGGCCCCCTCGCCCGTTCACCCAGCATCCGATCAGGTCCCGGATCGCGAACGTTCCCGCGGCCCGGCCCGACACCCATCCTCTGCTGAACCCGACACGCGCCTCAAGCCCTACCGAGCGCGCCCTCCGGGCAAACATCTGCACGGCGTTCGGGAACCACACTTCCGGCCAGTGCTCGTGCGTCCACGCGCTGTCCACGATCGGCGCCGGCGCGACGGGGTCCACCTCGGCAGGCTCGACGCGCGACCGCGCCACCACTCCCGGATCCCAGCTCGGCGGACGGCAGAACGCCCCGTACTCGACGCTCGCCCGCGCTTCAGCCGGGTAGAACGTCGGCGGACCGCAGTAGACCGGGTACAGGTCCACGTCAGGCGACGGGAAGCACGCACCCATACCCGAGTCACCATCCGGCCCCATGGGCGCCTCAGCGTGGCTCTCAGCGGGCGCAATCGCCATCGCCGTCACGCCGGGCTCACTACGATGCGCACCCCGGCAGCCTCGCCCGGTTGAGCGAAGCGCTTCAGCGCGTGGCCGCCGATCACCAGGCAGTCGTCTTTGATCAGCCCGGACTGGGTGAGCGCGTCGTAGACGTTGCGCACCAGCTTGTCCAGGTCACCTTGCGCGGTCGGCCCCGGCGGCTGAATCGGCCAGGGGTCACCGCGCCTCTCCTCGGACGCCAGGCGCTCGAAGGTGAACTCACAGTCGACCCGCACCGCATCGGGAAAGCGTTCCACGCGGCACACCCCGGCGATCTCGCGCATTATGTGCTCTTTCCAGGGCTTCGAGAACTCTCCGTCCTCGGTCAGCCCCACCCGGCACCGCCCCGGCCCGATCTTCACGTGTGACGGCTTCAGCGAGCCTTTCGTGCGGGGCCGGCCGGTCACCTCGATCCGCACCATCCCGTCGGCCAGTGACTGCCGACCGTCCACCCGTCCCAGCATGTTCGCCCCTCACGTCGTGCAATTTGTCTACGCCAGATTCTAGCACGGAACAGGCCCACACCCCGGGAGGCGTGGGCCTGTGGCCCCGGCCAGCAAGCGCGCTGGCTCAGAACATCGCGTCCATCTTCTCGGCGTTCAGCCGTCCGGCGAGTATCGCCCCGATCTCGCTGAACCCGCCGCTGCGCCCGATCACGCCGCGGCTGCGGAACTCGGCCAGCACCTCGGAGGTGATCGAGTGGCCCCGCGGGGTTCCGCCACGGTGGGCGTGTCCCGTCGACGCCAGCGCCTCGATCGCCGTCTCGCTCAGCGATGCCCGCATCGTCTCGATCTTGTTCATCTCGTCCGCCCCTCGTCGTGCCGCTTTCTTCTACGCCAGATTCTACGCTACTGGATTCTTTGATGCAACCCCCTCTCGATCTTGGCGGGTAGATCGGCCACACCTCCCGGTGTGTAAGAACACACACCGGGGGTGGCCGATCCCAATACCGGTTGTCTAATGACTAGGTGGCCGATCGTGGCCGATCGTGGCCGATGTACCCCTGAGCTGCGAAAACACTAAGTGGCCGATCGTGGCCGATCGTGGCCGATGGAGATCAACTATCGGTCACTTTGGGGGTGGCCGATCCCAAGATCATTCTAGCCAGCGTGGCCGATGTACCCCTGAGCTGCGAAAACGCAAAACGCCAGGGTGGCCGATGTACCCCCGACCTGCGAAAACGCAAAGTGGCCGATCGTGGCCGATCCCCTCGATCGGCCACGATCGAGTGCCCCTATTTGTCCGCCGGAACTCCGGTCCGGTCCACCGTCCACCGAGCCCCACTGGCCGACACCACGACGTGCGACCACGAGCCGCCGTCCTCGGTGATCTTCTGCCACGCCCGGCGCCACGTGGAGTTCTCCACCTTGCCGCGCTTCTCCTCTACCAGCCCGCGCACCTCGGACTGAGTGAGGCCCAGTGTCTCGGCAGTGTCCACTAGCGCCTGAACGATCCAGTGCTGCATGTGCGCCCGCGAGTCCACCTCGCCCACGATCCAGCCGTCTACAAACGAGCGCGCCTTGAACGGGGTCACCTTGGCCACGTCGGCTTCGGCCACCTCTTCGTGTGTCGTCTCGGCGCCGGCCCACGCCGCGGTGAACTCCGCGCTGCCGGGCGTGGCCAGCACGAGCGACGACAGGCGCTCGCCATCCTCGTCAACGCCTACGTCCACCACTTCGAACGCCAGCTCCACAGGGGTGTGCTCGTCTACGTCCTTCTGCTTCTCGGTGAGCAGCCGCCCGGTCAGCTTTCCGCTGGCCGACTCCACCTTGAGTTCGGTGGTCTGCGCACCGTTCAGTACCGACCCCCCGCGGGTGGTCCGGCCGTCCTTGCCGGTGTGGTGGATCGACAGGACGCATGCCCCGGTGGCGTGCCTGATGGCGCTGACCGCCTGCACGTAGGCGTTCATTCCGTCGGACCCGTTGCTGTTCTCGTCCAGCCCCGCCGTCACCCTGGACTGAGTGTCGATCACCACCAGCAACCCCCGGCCGGCTTCGCGCGCCCGGTCGGCGAGTCGCTCGCATGCCCTGACGAGCACCGCCCACGCGGTCAGTTCGGTGACCTGCACCGGTCGGGGCAGGGTGAACACGGCCTGCCGCCCGTCGCGCTCAACGCGCCCGTTGCGCTGCTGCCACGCCTTGACCCGCTTGCCGTGCCCGCTGACGCCCTCGGCCACGATGAATACCACGTCGGCAGGGTTGGTCTTGAAGCCCTGCCACGGCTCACCCCGGACGACGCGGGCGGCGATGTCGAACACGATGAAGCTCTTCTTGCTGCCGGGCATCCCGATGACCCAGCTCTCACTGTCGAACTGCAGAAAGCGGTGCACCAGGAAGCGGGGCGGTCGCGCGTTCTCCAGCTGATCGAGGGTGACCATCTCGGCCAGTAGCGCGTCCACGGCGTCGGCCGGCGCGGCGGTGACCGCGGCGGCGAGCGCTTCGGTGGGCG